CGCTGTTCAGAACCAGGATCGCGCCCGCCTCGGGCGGTTCGGCCGCGCTGGCGACAGGCGGTGCGGCGTTGGTGACAGCGGTGACGGTAATAGCCGCAGAAAACGCGGTCGACACCGATAGGAGGGTGCCGTTGGGGAACTGAGCAGACATGGTGTCGTCCTCGTTACGTGAAAGAAAACCCGGCATTGCCGGGCGGGTGGAAATTCATCGTTGGTGCCAGATTCCGAAGTCCTGGCGGGTTCCGTAGAGCTTCAAGGCGTCCTCGTACAGCGCGACAAAGGCGCCGTAGGGCTGCGCGGTAAACGGGCTGGCGCAGATCAGCGCCTCCACCTGGCGCGCGATGTCGTTCGCCTCGCCTCTCTTGCGGCTCCAGACATAGACTTGGATCCGGCTGTGTTCTTTATCCGGCATCGCCTTTTCCAGGTACCAGCCAGCCGAACCGCCGACCTGCTGGCACACGATGGCGGGAAATTGCGGCACGTCCGGCAAGACGTCCGAATACACGCGGCCGCCGGCCAGCGGCAGCAAGAGGCCATGGAAGTCGGTTTCAAAGCTCACGGCTGGCTCCCGGCAAGCAGTTCGGGCAACCGGGCCCGGCCGCGCTCGATCATGGCTTGCTGCGCTCGTGCATTCGCCGACTCAAAGGCTGGCCGAAGAAAGGGTTTTGCGGACACCCATTTCGGATTGGCCAGCTTGGCGCCGACGTACCACTTGCCGTCCTTCTGGTACATCTCGTGCGTCTGCCAGTGCCCGAACTCGATCAGATGGCCATGCGGCGCCTTGCTGCCGTTCCAAGACACGGCATAGTGGACCTCGGCCGGCGTCGACTTGCCGTCCTGGTAGGCGAGGTAGATCGAATCGCGCAGGCCGCCAGACTGAACGGGGGCGAGCACCTTCGCCTCATCGCGCAGGACTTCACCACCAGCGACTGCCATCGATCGCGCCAGGCTTTCGCGCGCGGGCCCGGCCAGCTTGGCCAAGGCCGCTGTCCAGCCGGAGGTATCCAGCTTGGCTTTCGTGCTGTCAGCCATTGTTTCCGCCCTGAGTGCAGACGATGAACGCACGGTCGCGGTTCTTCAGGTCCTGGCTCAGGCCCTTCACATCGAAGATCAGGCCGGCGTGCAGGACGCGCATACCGGCATCCACCGCCAGCGCGCGAACCGATTCGAACCGAACCATGAAGCTGTACCGGGCAATGCTTTCCGGCACGTTCTCCTGCAGGCCGGCTTGAATGGCGCCTATGCCGCTCTGGTTGCTGATGTTGGCCCATAGCTTGCCGACCGTGACCCAGCTGTCGAGCGGCTGGCCAACGTCGTCCGTGCCCTGATCCCGCTTCTGGATCTCGATACGCCGGTTCAGGTCGCCGGCAGCGATATTGCCCGTGGCCATGCCTACGCCTCGGCGATGCGCTGAAAAGCCAGCCACGTTCCGGCGACGTGGACGATATCGGCGCCGCCGTCGACCAGGTCGTTCAACGTCTGGGTGACTTCGACCACCGGCAGGCAGTTGTCATCGTGGAAGATGATGACGCCGCCGGGGCGGACTACTTCCAGCGCCAGGGCGTAGTCGTTCATGACGCCCGCGCGCGAATGGTCGGCATCGATGAATACGGCGTCCGCTGGCGGAAGGTCAGCCGGCGTAAGGTCGAAACTACCGTTCGGACGCACGATCAGCGTGAAGCGCGGGTCATGCAAAGCCAGTTCGCCGGGAATGGCCGGGACTTCCTTGCGCTGGACCTTCATGATGGACTCGTACGTCGATTCAACATCGATACCGACGTAATGGGTCAGGTCGGGGATGTTGCGCAGCGCCGCGACCACGTTGCGGCCGATGTTCACGCCGAACTCGATCACCGTGCGCGGCGACACCATCTCGTAGAGGTGCAAAAGCACCTGCAGCTCGCCCGGATGGAAATAGCGGGTCGGCAGGCCGGCGACGTCGTAGGCCCTCGGTTCAATACTCAAGGACGACCGATTGCGGGTAATGGGCATTCACAAACTCCAGTAGACGAGCCTCGGCCGCGCCAAGGTCGATCGCTTTCTTGCATGCGTGCGAATGACTGAAGCATTGGCACGGTTCGATGGGGTCGATCCCCAGATAGGGCGAATACCGCGCGCCCCAAGAGAATGACCGTGAATCCTCGTAGCCACCGAACACGCTGACGGCCGGCGTCCCGATGGCCTGGGCCAGGACCACAGCAAATCCGGGTGACGAATAGACCAGGCTGGAAAACGCCATCAAGCCCGCCAGCAACTCGATATCCAACTCGCCGCGGTGAAATTCGATGTCGGCTTCGATCTGCCGGCCCACTGTCCATTCCTGGCCAGGCTCCAGATCCGCCACGCTCACCACGAAATAGCGATCGCGGATCGAATCAAAGAGCCTCCCGTAGGCTTCGTGGTCGGGGTTGCGCGCGCGACATCCGCCCCATTCCTGGCGCTCCACCAGCGGCCTGTAAATCATGATCGGCTTGGCAAAACGCCAGCCCGCGACCAGATCAGCGGCCCGCCGGCGCCAAGCAGGTGGAACGGGAAATCGGAAGTCACCAGCGGGGACGCCGCAGCCCTGCGCCATGGCCTCCAGGACCGACCCAGCGCGGCGTACGGCGGCCGGTGTATACCAGACCCTCACCGGACGAGCGTCGAGCGGCACGGGGGCGCTGGTGAAGCGACTGACCTCCCGCATAGCGTTCTTCGCCTGGGTCCGCAGACTTGAGCCTTTCCCGACCAGGTGAAGGTCCGGCATATCGCGGTACAGGCACGGCCAGGGCGTTTCCAGCCATACGGGGCCGCGGGCCAGGAATTCCCGGACGATGGCGCGCTGGTGCAGGCCGTCGCCCAGGCCGTGCATGCCGGCGATATGGGTAGCTGTCATTCGAAACGGAAGCAGGTAAGCGCCGATCCGGGCGTACGGTTCACCACGTCGACATGCGGATTCGCCGCGGCCCAGCGCGCGTACTGTTGGAAATGGATCTGGCGACGTGCCGGCACGGTGTTGGCCAGGCCATTCGTGTAGGGGCCAAAGAAGTGCGTCCCGTGCATATCGAACCCGTACAGTTCGATTCGCCGCGCGCCGAACAACATGGCCACCTGTAGCGCCAATATGCCGCTGTTCCAATTGCAGGAACCGCCCGGGCAGCGCTCCACACCGGCGACCTCATTGCAGGACAGCTTGCGGCCCGTGAACTGATGCGCCGCCGGATGAGCCCGCCACCAAGCCGAATCATTGGCGGCCAGGAAATCCGCCCATGGTGCCAACTCGAAGCAGTTCCCGACCGCGCCAACCCGGCGGCCGCGCATGGTCGCGGCAAGGTCCGGCCTCATGCTGGGCCCAGGGGCCAACAGTACCCAATCGGTCATGTCGCGCTATACCACCGTCGGGCGCCGCATCGAGTACAGCAGTGAGATCACGCTCTTGGGCAGGTAGCCATAGCCGAACTGTTCCGACACCGCCGAATCCATGCCGCCATCGCGTTCCTTGTACATATGGCCGATCAGCTCCAGCGTCGCGGCCCGGACCCTGGCCGGCACGCCCACGGGATCGCCATTAGAGTCTTCAGGTACATTCCCACTGGAGTCCAGAAAGGCATTCGCCGCGTCCTTGAGGTAGTCGGCAATCGCCTCTGACGCGGCCTCGATCTTCAGCTGCAGGTCGGCGTCGTCATCATCCGTGTCCCGACGCAAATGCAGGCTGGCCTGCTCAAGCGATACGAGCTTCATACTTTCACCGGCGCGGTCAGGTCAATTCCATTGCGGCCATCTTTGCCATCCCGGCCGCGCTTGACCGCCAGCCGCCAGCCGTCACCGCTGTCCGGCTTTGCCGCGGTCTTGTCTTGGGCGATCCAGTAGGAGCCCGCCCAAGTCACGCCGTCCCCGCGGCTATATTCCGTGCCTTCGCGATAAATGCCGCGGTCGATGACCGCCGGCACGCTCAGATCGAATTTCTTGGTGATATCGCCCTTGGCGAACACAATCGATATGCACCGTTCGCCGTCGAACTGAACATCCATATCGTCGAAGCCTAGTCCATCGGCGCCATCTTTTCCGTCTTCGCCATTCTTGGGAGCCGGCATGCGGTCGACTGCCTTCTGTAGCGTATCTGTGGCACGGCGTTCGAACTCCAGCGCCCATTTCGATACCAAGATTTCAAGCGTCGAGCTCAAATCGTCAAGAGTGACACTCTTCCCGTCAATACCGTCCCTGCCGTCGCGCCCATCCTCACCGTCGACTCCGTCACTTCCATCAACACCGTTGCGACCGTCCTCACCATTCCGACCGTCTTTACCGTCGACTCCATCTTTCGGCACTGGAATTCGATCAATCGCCTTATGCATTGTGTCGGTGGCACGACGCTCAAAGTCCAATGCCCACTTGGCGAAAAATCCTTCCAAGATAGGTGCCACCTCGTCGATGGATACACTCTTCCCGTCTTCGCCATTTCGGCCATCATGGCCGTCCTTTCCATCCAGTCCATCCTTGCCGGCCTTCGCAGTCGGAATGTCAGCGATCTTCTGGTCGAGCGCGTCGATGCGCGCGCCAAGGGCTGTCTCGGCTTTGCCCACAAACTCCCTGACGGACTGGATGACAGCGTCGGCCATCTGCCTGAGGTCAATCGACATATGCAAGGCCCTTTTGAATTTGATCCAGGAACTCACGGACCTGCTGTTCGGCTTGCTGACCTTCGTCCGGCTCATTCGGCGGGGTATTTGGCTGTTGCCCGCTCTGCCGCGATGACTCTTCCGGAGTGCGATCGGCCAGATCCGCCAGCGAGAAATACTGCTGCTGTCGCCAGATGACGTCGCCGCCCTTGACCCTCTTCAGGTTCAGGCGCCTGCGGGCCTCATCGGTCGTCATCAGCGCGTTGCTTACGCCCTTGCCCATCGTGTCGATCAAGGTAGCGGTGTCCATGCGCAGCAGGCCGTCCAGATCCAGTTCGTACCCAAGTTGTCGTCCGTTGACCTTGGTCGAAAGACCGAGTCCTTCGTCCTGGCAGGCCTCCATTTCCTCTATCAGGATCTGGAGACAGGTGTTGTAGTACTCCTGCGCCAGCGCCTCGATGTTGTTGTAAGGCGGCGGAGCGCCGACGCCGACCTTGTACGGGGGAACATGGAACGCCGAACAGATGCGCTCATCGGACCAGCCCAGGATTTCCCGTTGTTGCGCGTCCACCGCGGTCATGCGCATGGGTTCGAACTTCATCCCGTCACCAAGGACTGCGGTCCGGCCGGCGTTCTTGCCGCTGTAGTTCGTCTGCCAGTTCTCCCGGATTTCCTTGGCGTTCGCCTCGGAGATGGGGCCGGGGGCGGTCAGGATGCCGCTTGGATTGGACCCGTTTCCGAAGAAGTGGGCAGACCCCTTTTCGATGCTCTGGCCCATCGTGGCGGCCAGGCCGGCGGCGAAGAGCGGCGAGATTCCCACCAACGGATGGAACAGGCAATTCATCCGATCATGGATGATCTCACTGGCCGGCACCGGCACCGGCTCGTTCGGCACGCCGTTCAGGTTGTCCTGGAACAGTTGGTAGAAGACCGATCCATCCTCCGAGACCAGCGGGTTCACGCGGCACGGATCCAGGATGTATTGCCCGATGACCATGCCGCGCGCGTCTCGCTGCTTCAGGGCATAGGTATTACCATGCAACAACTTGGACATGATCCAGTGCTGTTTGAACTGGATGTGGTTCTGGTACCGATTGGGCTTCTTCAGAACAGGCGTGAAAGCCGGGCTCGTCGTTTCCGACCAGATCCCGTCCCCGTCCTGTTCCATCAAACGCGCACGCAGCTT